GTCTTATTTATAGGAAGCCCCACCCGCCAAATAAGACCACTTTTTGGCAAGGGGGGGTTCGATGTTGTAGATTTGGAAACATGAGTAGCAACCGAAAAACGATCGCACTAAAGACTTTACAAGGCTCTGAACGCCCCAATAGACGGGTAGTTCCGATGAAAACCGAACTCTTAGAGAAACCTGAACCTGTGTTTGAGTTAAGTGTTGAAGAGAGGAAGTTCTACAACGACTTGGTCAATCACTTAGACACGTATGGCTTGCTACACAAAGTGGACTCCATCGGTTTGTCGCTACTTGCCAAGAACATCGCGATCATGAAGTGGTGTGCTGACAACTTAAAAGGCCCACATGATGTAGTCCAGGTTTTTGACAATGGAACGAGCAATGTCAGCGGGATGTATACTGCTTTCACTAAGGCTCAAGCCAGCTTTCAATCACTAATGTCAAAGTGGGGGCTTAGTCCTGTGGATCGAGAGAAGATTGCAGGTATGTTGTTAGATCAAGAAGAAGACGAGTACGAGACGTACAAGAATGCCTAACATACCGAAACGTGAAAAGAAAAGACCTTGGAAGGTTGCTAAGAAATCTCGTAAGCCACAAGGCGGACGAAGACATGATCCAGATCCGCGATACCACACACAACAATGGCAGCGAACAAGGAGGCTGGTCATACAACGAGACCCTGCCTGCGTGTTGTGCTTGCAACTTGGTCGCATCACGGAGACCTCCGTTGCCGACCACGTTATCCCAGTACGAATGCGGGATGGTCAGGACGACCACTTCTACGACATCGATACAATCAGAGGTCTATGTAAAAAGTGTCACGCACGAGTATCAGGACGACAAGCACACGGGAAAGCATGAATATACCATATGTCAAATATGCGGAAGACGTTTTAAATCATGATATCGTTTCGTGCCGTCAAGTCGAATCTGCTTGTCAGAGATTTGCGGACGACATAGGCGGGAACGAAAACTATTGGTTTGATCACGAAGAGGCGCAGAGATACATTGACTTCTTTCAAAAATTCCTAAAGCACAGTAAGGGTGTGTTTGCGGGTAAGAGTTTTGAGTTACTGCCTTGGCAACAATTCGTAGTTGCTAATTTGTTTGGGTGGAAGAGTATTGAAACAGGCAACCGCAGATACAGAACCGCATACATACAGGTCGGAAGAAAAAACGGAAAGTCTACTATGCTTAGTGGCATTGCGTTGGCTATGTTAGACTTTGATCAGGAGCAGGGAAGCGAAGTCTACTTTGCAGCTACCAAACGCGACCAAGCCAGGATTTGCTTTGACGAGGCAGCGCGTATGGTCAAGAGTAGCCCATCACTAAGCAAACGCATTGGGGTTCATCGCGCCAATATGCACGTCCACAAAACCAATAGTAAGGCTGAACCGCTCAGTAGCGACAAGAATAGCCTTGATGGTTTGAATGCCCATCTTGCTGTAGTGGACGAATACCACGCACACCCCACTTCTGATGTATACAACGTGCTGAAATCAAGCATGGGTAGTCGCACACAACCCTTAATGTTTACGATTACCACTGCCGGATTTAATGTAGATGGCCCATGCTACAAGCTTAGTCAGACCTGTAAGGAGGTGTTAGACTCGAAGAAGAGCGACGACAGCTTGTTTAGCATGATTTACGAGCTGGACGAAGACGATAATTGGCAAGACCCTGATGTTTGGATCAAAGCGAACCCCAGCTTAGGTCACAGCATAACGGCTGAGTATTTGCAGCAGCAGTGTCAGCAAGCCAAGAACTATGGTGGTGCGGAGGAGGTCAACTTTAAGACAAAGCACTGCAATATATGGGTGCGTAGTAGCGAAAGCTGGATTAGCGACGAGATATGGCAGAAAAATGATTTGGGAACACCAAATATTGATGCTGAAACACCATGTTATGGCGGTTTGGATCTGGCTTCGGTTAGCGATTTCTGCTCGTTAGTTCTTGTTTTCCCACGTAGCGATGGCGGCTATGACACTAAAAGATTCTATTGGCTACCCGAAGAAGCCATAGAACGAAGGCTGTTTAAGGACGAAAGCACTATTTACATGGATTTGCGTCATGCAGATGAGGTGACTGTGACACCTGGGAACGTAACTGACTACGATTACATACGCAGATGCATAAGCGGATACTACGTTGAGGACGGCATGGTCAAGTGGGACGAGGACTGCATCATGAAGACATACAACCTCAAGAGTATCGCTTTTGACAGATACAATAGTAGTCAGTTGATCATTAACCTCACACACGATAGTGTAGAGATGTCTCCAATGGGTCAAGGCTACATCAGTATGTCACCACCGATGAAAGAAACCTATCGGTTGCTGTTAGAAAACAAGCTAAATCACGAGGGAGACCCTACCTTACGTTGGATGGCAGGTAATTTAGAGGTAACTTACGATGCGGCAATGAATTGCAAACCAGATAAAAGTAAGTCTCAAGATAAAATTGATGGCATTACTGCCTTAATTTGCGCTATCGGAGAAGCTATGACGGAAGAGCAAGAGGAGTCATTTCCAGAAGATTACACAATGCGGTTTTTATGACTTGTGAAGAGAAGCTAAGATTGGCAAAAAAACTCAGTAGCGCTGAGGGCTTTGTTGACGAGTATCAAAGCCGTTTAGCATCTCACAAAAAAAACGTAGAAGCATATTGGTCAGTTGAAGAAGACTTTTATGACTTGTTTGGCAGAAACCGATATAGCTGCTATCAATCTTTCCACACGATTCTTCGTAGAATATTGAGAAGAAATCGAACATCGTAGCATATAAAGATCAGGAAATGATCTAATATTGCCTTTATGGCTGAAAACAAGAGTTTATTGGGCAGGCTTAGAGACGCTGTATCGCCACAAAAGAGCGAGGAGCGCAATTTTGATCCTGCATTTCAGTATCCTTGGACACCGACACAATCAGGTGTGGCAATGACAAAGGACAGCGCTTTGGCTGTCAGCGCAGTATATGCCTGCATAAACAAGATATCAAGCACTATTGCAAGTCTCGATTTGCACCTTTATCGCAACGAGTCAGGTGTTAAGACCGAGGTGACCGATCATCCAGCTTACCTTCTATGCGATAGCGAGCCAAACGCTTACTATACAGCATTTCAGTTTTGGCAATTCATCGTTAGTGATGCATTGATGCATGGGCATGGCTATGCAATCATAGAGCGCGACCAAAATGGTCGTCCAAAGAGATTGCTACTAACAAGCCCAAACAGCATTAAGTCGATGGACGTTCAAGGCAGACGCATTTACGTTTATGCTGAGACTGATGAGCCATTGTACAATGAAGACGTGCTTTGTATAGAGGCGTTTCGCGGGATCAGCCCAATACAAGAGCATATTGAAAATATTGGTTTAGGTTACGCAGCCCAACAATATGGCGCAAGCTTCTTTGGTAGCGGAGGTAACATGAGTGGTGTCCTGATGACGGACAAGCAATTGAGCGAAGATCAATACCGCAGACTGAGCAGCACTTGGCAGACCAAATACCACGGCATGAATAGCAGTCACGCTACAGCCATCTTGGAAGCCGGACTAAAATACGAGCGAGTTGGCATTCCTCCAGATCAGAGTCAGTTCTTAGGAGTACGCAAGTATCAAACCGAGGAGATTTGCCGCATCTACAACGTGCCAACAAGTATGGTACAAGTGGGTGATCAAAAGTACAGCAACGTAGAGCAGCAAGACCTTTTCTTTGCCAAACACACACTACATCCTTGGTTGGTTTCTATTGAACAAGAGATGAATCGCAAGCTACTTTTGCCTGCTGAAAAGAAGAAGCATCAGTTCAAGTTTGACATGATGTCCTTAATGCGTGGAGATATGGCATCTCGGTCAGCCTATTATCACACTTTGTTGGGTGACGGCTGCCTTACAATAAACGAGGTTCGCGGATTAGAAGGCAGAAATTCAATTGAAGGGGGCGATCAAAGCCTTGTTCAAGTGAATCAATTGCCTTTAACATCAATGCAGGCTTACGCAAACTCTATTACCAACGACGATGGCAACGTACAGTAACTACCCACAGAGCGCGAGACGCGCTGCTCGTCGGGCATTACGCCATCGCGAGAAAAACGGAACAAGTTGCGGGACAGGTGTGGGTTGGAATCGCGCAAACCAGTTGGCAGGTGGTGAAGCGCTTTCATTAAACACAGTCAAAAGAACTTTTAGTTTCCTTAGTCGTGCAGCAGTTTACAATCAAGGTAAATTTACTGACGACAAGGGCAAAGATATTTGCGGCAGCATTATGTATGCCGCGTGGGGAGGAAGCAGTATGAAGAGCTGGTGTTCAGGTGTAATTAATCGCGAAGACAATGAGTGATATTAAAAAAGACGACTTAGAAGTACGCAATCTTGACAATGAGATTCGTATGTACGGTGACGACGAGGAGAAGCGTGTAGAGGGATACGCTGCCGTATTTAATCAAAGCACACAATTGGGCAATGTCGAAGAAGTCGTCATGCCAGGTGCATTTGAGGATCGCTTAAACGATGATGTCGTTGCTTTGTTCAACCATGACCAAAATATGCCATTGGCTCGCAGCCGTAATGGAGAAGGCACATTGAAGTTAGAGGTTGATGAGGTAGGTCTTCGCTACAGCTTCTCATTAGGTAACCAAACATATGCTCGTGATCTAGCAGAATCCATCAAACGTGGTGATGTTAGCGGTAGTAGTTTTGGCTTTGTAGTCCGTGAGGACGAATATGAGCGCAAGAGTGACGGAGGCTACTTGCGCAAAATCCATAAAGTGTCTCGTCTTGCAGATATTTCACCCGTATTAACACCAGCTTACCCTCAAACCTCGGTTGCCCTTCGTGACGCTATCAGCGCCATGGAAGAGCAGGTCGATGTCCCTGAACAAAATACCCCGCCTACGTTGACCCCGAAAAGGAACATCGCGGAGGCACTTCTTTCTATTCATCATCATAATTTAAACCAATGAAAAACTCATTGAAATTTAAGGAAGAGCGGGCCTCTCATGTCGCAGAACTGGAGGCTCTCGTCGAAACGGCAAAAAGTGAAAGCCGAGATTTCACTGAAACTGAAGAGTCTCGCCAAGCGGAACTGAACACTTCTATCTACTCCTTGGACGACAAGATCGCTCAAGCCGAGAAGACTGAAGAGATCATGTTGCGATCGGTAGCAGGAGCAGCATCAAAGTCCCAAGAGGCTGAGATGGAAAGCCACGCCAAGCAGTATAGCTTGCAAGATGCCATTAGCCAATTCCGTAATGGAAACAAGCTGGAGGGTCGTGAGGCTGAGATGGCTCAAGAGGCTCAAAAGGAGTATCGTGAGGCAGGTATTACGCCAACGGGTCACATCCAAATCCCAATGGGCTTGACACATCGTGCCACTTCTGTCTTTGCTACCACAACAGGTACTCAAGAGCAGTCAGTGCTTGGTGGTCTCGTCCCTTCATCACAACTTGAAGCGGCAGGTGCTAATCGCATCACCGGAGTTTCAGGAACAGTACGTCTACCTTCTTTGCCAAGTGACGCAACTGCTGCAAAAGGGGAGAACGTAACAATGGCTGCTGGATCAGCAATGGCTAAGGTTGATATTGCTCCTGAGCGTATCGCTTCTCGCATTGATGTATCGAACCAAATGTTGGTTGCTTCAACTAACACATTTGACGCGGTTGTAGCTGCTCAGTTCCGCAAGCACAGCGGTGGATTGCTCGACGCTAAGGCGTTCGCAAACTTCGTAGCCGCAGGTTCGTTAGTAAAGCGACCAACTACAGCTGCTGCGATTTGCCCACAAATTGACTACGCTTCTGCTAATGCGTTGCTTGGTGCAATGGGTGATGCTGATGCTTTGAGCGCAAACGCTGCGTTCTTTGGCAACCACGCTAACCTCGCAACTGCACGTTCACAGCAAGCTGTAACTAACGGTGGTATCCCAACATTGCAAAATGATGGCACTATCGCAGGATACAAAGCTTACGGATCTAGCCAAATGCTTGCCGCTTTGTTGACTGATACCGATGTAGACACTCAAGGTGAAATCTACACCAACGGAACATCCAGTACAGCGATCACCAATAAAGCTAGTGTGTTGCCATTCATGCTTGTAAACATGGACGACGTATACGCTTGCTATTGGGGCGGTGCGGACTTGATTGTCGATAATCTGACCCTTGCGGCTGATGGCGTAACGCGATTGATCATGAACTACTATGCTAACTGCAATGTTGGTCATGGTGCATCTGCAAAGTATGTAGCTGTAGGTTAATAGTTTCCCAGGTTAAGCCCCTGATCGATTATGCCATGCATGAAAAAGCACTGCCAATGTTCGATCGGGGGTTTTTCTTTAAATAATTTGTCATGAATATTACAAACATACAAGGCTTTATATACGTTGATAAAGCACTTATAGGAGCGCCAGGGGCTGACTTCTTAGTAGCCAAGCGTCTTGGCGTAACTAATAATGTTGACATCGTTATTGACGCAAGCGAACACGCAGGTTCAGCCGACATTTCCATAATGGGTAGTGACTATCGTGCAATCAGTGTTAACGGCACAAAGTATACTTCACCGGATGCGTTAGTTACAGCATTAAACGCTGTATTAGAAGCAGGTCGAGTCTTTCCTGCCGTTGTGAATATGGCAGACTTGCCTACCTCAGCAACCGGATTGGCTACAGGCGATTTGTACAACTCTTCAGGAACTGTCAAAGTCCAGTCGTAATGGATCATCCTATTGTCACTATAACCCACACGGGGGAAACTACAGCAGTAGACCCTATCCTTACAACAGCGCGTGTCAAGGCACACCTCCGTGTGGATTATAGCGATGATGACACGATGATCGATACATTGATTATTGTTGCTCAAGAATTGGTTGAGCAATACTGCGATTGCAAGTTTGGTGTTCAGACGTTTGCAGCATATTGGGATTATTCACACAACGTTGTTCATATCCCTAAACTTGGTACAAAGAGCGTAGTATCTTTTGACGAGTTAAATGACGCAGGTACATATGTAACAGTAGATGCTGCAGACTACGAGCTGGACACAAACACAAATCCAATGCGCGTACACATGAAGTCGTACGGATCTGGATTAGGCAAACTCAATCGCTTCCGACTTTCGTTTACAACGACCATCGCAGAGGCTAACATCCCGTTCTATGTTGAGCAGGCTATGCTGATGATCATTTCTCACCTTTACGAGAATCGTCAAGACGCAGGATACCGCAGAGTGCATGAAGCACCAATGAACAGCAGGTATCTCTTAGACAAGTATCGCGAACAATCCTTTATCTAATGCTTGATTTAGGTGAGTTCCGATTCAAAGCTAAGGTTCTAAAACCCGTCTATACTACTACAGATTACGGTGAGTATAAGGTTAGCCACTACACAGTACACGCTGATGCTTTTGTAAGGCGTAGAGATATTGAGTGGTCTACGATTGGAGAGGAGGCGCACGGCAAGCAACTTGTCACAGAAGCACGTACCGAGTTCTATTTGAAGAAATATCGTTCAGAGATAACAGAAGATTACGTTATTCTGCAAGGACGATATACTTATGAGATAACTCGTGTTGATGACTTTGACTATGGTCGTTACACGCGGTTAGTCTGTTTGCGCAGGGACAACTTTAATATTGCGGAAGATAGCGGTGAGGGTGCAATCGCAGGGCAGTATGTACAATACGAAGTAGGAACGTACTAATGTCATTTGCAAGTAGATATAAGCCAAACCTAAAGGTTGATACTCGTGATGTAGAGCGTTTCGAGAAAAACCTGAAGAAGTTAGAGGGTATGACTGTGAAGAAGCGCAGGGAAAAGATGGCTCAGGTAGCAAGACACGCCTTATCGCCCACTAAGAAAGCTATGGTTAAAAATGCCCAAGGCATAAAGAAGACCGGATTGCTTGCTCGTAGTATAACCAATGCCACTTATAAAAGAACAGGGTACGGATCGGTAGCAGGTGCAAGAACTGGCCCTACGATTCGAGGCAAAAGCAAGAATCGAGCGTTCCACGCACACTTAGTCGAGTTAGGTACGAAGAAGAAAATTAAGAAGGTTAAAGGCACAGGTAGCTTTAACTTTTACAGCGAGAAATACGGCAGGCGCGTAAAGACAAAGGTCATTAACCACGGATCAAGAGCGCTGCCTTACATTGCCCCAGCTTGGGCAGCTACGAAAACAAAAGTTCGTGGCAGAATGCGTGACAAGATGAAAACCATTTTGGATAGTCTCCGAAAAGAAATTAAGCAATCGTCATGATCCACGTCATTAGAAAACTTCTTGTTGATAGCACAGTCAGCAGTCTTCTACCTTTGCGACAGGCTAACAAAATAGCTTTGGTCAAAGCACCACAATCAGTCCGGAGACCATACGCAGTCATTGATCTGGAAAACACACAATTAGAGAGGTCTATACAGGGCATTGCAAGAGAAACCTACGCTATCATGGTTTACATCACCGCAACAGAAATGGGTGATGCGTGGACTTTTCACGATGGCGTAAAGGAAGTCTTAGATGAATTCTCAGGAAATGTCACTGTAGGGAGCAACACAACAAGTGTAGCCAGGATCGCTCTCCGTGATGTCACTACCGATGCTCACGAACTTCACGAGTTCTTCACCGTTCAAATGATGTTCGATCTTTATATCGTTTAATCAAACCAAGTTTACAACACACACATAAAAATGTGCGTATTTCGTAACTCAAAACTACATCGTTATGGCAGTACAGCAAGGAAATAAAATAACGTTACACTACAAGGCAGAAGCATCTAACGATGCATCAGACATCACCTCCTTGACTTCTTACAATGACGTTGAAGGAGTCACAAGTGTTTCAATCAGTATGAGCAATGCGACTTACGAAGTAGACTTCAAAGATGTGACTCAGGTTGGTGCTGCAGGTGATGCGCCTCAATTAACTGCTACTCGCGCATATGCTGTAGGTACTACTTCAGCAAACTTATCAGTTGAGGGTGTATATGACCCGACTTTAACTGATAATGCTGAAGAACTATTTGACCTCTGCAAAAACAAAACCCGAATTGGTATTTTCTTTGCAAATGCAAACAATGGCGATAAAATCGGTGGCGTTGGCTTTTGCAATAGTTTTGATCTATCCGGTGGTGTGAATGACTTTGTCACCTTCTCAGCATCATTTGAATTAACAGGTGACCCTACAATCTTTTCATAATGGCTACAATTAACGCAAACACGGTTGCTCTTTACATTGATGCTGCCGGAGGTGATACGGGTAGCCCTGCGGATGATACTACAGCAAACCCATCTCTCATTCCCGTAGCTTACAGCACAAGCGCTTCTATATCTGTTTCTAACGCAACATACGAAGCCACTTCAATTACCGCAGCAGGTTCGGGTGCTACTACTCGCGATTACGCTGTTGGTAGTACATCAACATCCATGTCTGTAGAGGGCGTGTTGGATTGGACTGTAGCAGCAGGGACACTTGACATTAACGCGTTGTTTGACGCTTTTAAAGCAAAGACGCAGATCACTGCGATTTGGCAGTCTACTGCTACTGGCGGTAAGGCGTTTGGAGGTAAAGGCTTCTTAACTTCATTTGAATTGTCTTCCGGTGTAGACGATTTCGCAACGTACTCCGCCAGCTTGGAGTTAAGTGGCGATCCTCAGAAAATAACCTAATAGTTTGTTTCTTGATTTTGGGCGAGAAGAGCGGTACTTATGTATCGCTCTTTTCTTATTTTAGCGGAAACTATTAGTTATGAATCAATTATCAGGTCGTTTTGAAGTGCAGTTAGGGAAGAAAAAGCACAAGTGCCATTTGAGCATGAATGCTTTTCGGCTTTTGTGTGAGTCCGAGGAAATATCATTTAAGGATATGCAGAAGTGGATGCAGAAAGACGAGATGAGAGCGATTTGTGTTGTAGTGTATTGGGGATTGGTTAATAACGTTTACTTTACGGCAGGCAACATAGATGATCTACCCAATCAGGAATATGTAGCCGCTCACCTGCTTGAAGATTTTGATGCCTTAGCTACTTACGGAAAGCACATCAGCCAAGCGATGGAAGGTGAGCCAAACAAACCTAAGAAGGCGAAAAAAGGGGGAAAGAAGTAGACGACCAAGATGTAACCTCTCGTAGTTGGCATGATTTGTACGAGGAGGGTTTGTCATTGGGTTTGCTTCCAATGCAATTTTGGTCGTTGACGTTTTTTGAGTATGCCAGCTACTCTAAGCACCTGAAGCATCAGGACAGCAGGCAGTGGTGGCACACAAGCAGCCTGATGGCTTTGCAAGCGAACATCAATCGCGACCCGAAGAAAACACCAAAGCCATACAAGCCTCAAGACTTTCACCCTTATCCAGATCAAGATAAAAAGAAAGCAAAGTTTGTTCGTGGTTTAGAAAAGGAGAAACGAGACCTTACGGATTCGTGGGCGAAAAAACTCCTTGACAAATATGGCTGAAGAATTAAGTAAGTTATCGGTAGTATTTCTGTTAGATACTAAAGGCTTTGAGAAAGCCCTAACCGACACACAGAAGAAGATGCGTCGAGTCGGCAGAGAGATGTCCGACTTAGGCAAGAAGATGTCTATCGGTCTGACCGTGCCGATTGCATTAGCGGGCAAGAAGATTGTCGAGACAGCTACTGCCTTTGAGTATCAGATGGCTCGTGTTCAGGCGATCAGCGGTGCAACCTCACAAGGGTTCTCGCAACTTAGCAATAACGCGGAGAAACTTGGCGCAAGCACAATCTTTACAGCAAGAGAGGTTGGAGCATTACAAGAAGAGTTTGCGAAGCTTGGATTTAGCGCTGAGGAAATAACTAAGGTCACAGAAAGCACCTTATCCTTAGCGCAAGTAACTGGAGCAACTCTGCCCAGGGCAGCGGAAGTAGCCGGAGCGACCTTACGCACGTTTAATATGCAGGCTTCGCAAGTAGGTGAAGTCAACGACATGGTGGCTGTAGCCATTAGTAAGTCAGCATTGGACTTTGAATCATTTGCCGAGACCATGAAGTACGCGGGTAGCCAAGCCGCAGTAAGTGGTATTGGTATGTCTGAGCTGGGCGCGGCTATGGGGGTATTAGCTAACCGAGGTGTCAAAGGTTCGATCGCAGGTACTCGATTGAGAATGATTTTCGCCAAACTCACACAAGAAGGGGGCGATACACATCAGAAGTTCTTAGATCTGATCCATGGCAGCATGACCATGACTGAAGCCATTGATCGCTTTGGTATTCGTGCTGCAACTGCAATTCCTGTCTTGCAAGAAAACGCTGCTGAGTTTGACAACTTAGAGCGTTCGATGGCATTGTCTTCAGGTACTCTTGAGATCATGCAGGAGGTCATGGACGACACTTCTTTTGCTGCACAGAAGAAGCTAAAGTCTGCAATGGAGGATGTTAGCATTCAGATGGGAAAGGTGTTATTGCCTATAATTAATGCGCTTGCTAACTTTTTGACTCTTGTAGCTAATGGCTTTGCGGGTCTACCAAAGTTTATCAAGACAGTGATCGTTATTGTTGGTGGATTAGTCGCTGCTATTGGGCCTTTGTTACTTGTTTATGGCTCGTTATTGATTTCAATGGTAAGCATACAGATGCTTTCACCTGGTTTGGCAGCAGCCTTATCAACTATGCTTGGGCCTGTAGGTTTATTAGTCACTGCTCTTAGTATCCTCGGTCTTGCATTTGCAGCTTCGATGGAAAAGGGACGTGAAATTGAATCTTTTACAGATAGAATATCAAGGGCAAATAAAAGATCAGCAGAATCAGCTACTAAAAACGCAGGCAGCGTCAGATCATTAATAGGCGCATATGAAAATGAGAATAGGACGTTAGCGGAAAAACAGGAAATATTAGATAAGTTGTCAGCCTTGCAGCCTGATTATTTTTCTGATCTAGATGCACAAGGAACAAGTGTTGATACTTTAAGGGGCAAGTATGATGAATTATTTCAGTCAATGCTGCAAATGGCAAAAGCCACAGCATTTATGGCTGAACTTAATAAGGTCGAGGCTGAAAGAGCGCAGATATTAATTGAACAAGACGCAGCACAACAGAAATTAAACGACATTCAAAAAAGGGCAGCCGCAGGCGATACAGGTTATGCGCCATATCGGCAAACAAATACAGTTGGCGCAGGGGGAGTGATGATAGGTACAGGAGGCTATAAAGAAGTTGATCCGCAAGCTGCTCAAAAATCAAAATTATCTCAAGAAATAACACAAGGCAATAAAGATTTAGAAAAACTTGAGTCTCAAGCAAAAAGGCTTGAGGTTATAATGGGTGAAGGTAGTTTTTACGATTTGTTAATTGGTTCTGAAACTAAAACTACACCAAGCAGTAATGCGAAAGCCATTCAAGACCAGCTTGACATAATGGCAAAGCTGAATCGAGAATTAAAAATAATTGAAAAGCGCGATGCTGAATTAGGATTAACTGATCTGGAAGTTCAAAAAGAGCAGCTAAAAGCGTACACTACTGCCTTTAATGGTTTGATAGAGGCAGGAGTTGATGGGGCTGATGTTGCAGGCAATATCGCAATCGTTGGGGATGCGGTTCATCATTTATCTACAAACATTGGTCGCGCGGAAGATTTAGAGGGTCTTGGTAAGGTTTTGTCTAAATTGTTTAGTGACCTTGAAAAAGCAGGGACGCTGTTCGCGAGTTCTGACCAAACCCCTATTGACGAATTAGCTAAATTAAAAGCTGAATTTGCAGCTACAGGTAAGGCACTTCAAAAGCTAAAAACGGAATACCCTGGCGCGACAGAACAAATTGAGGCTCAAACGGCAGCTTATCAAGAGTTAGCGGCAGCAATAAAGGTTGCTGAAGGGGCTGTTCAAGAATTTAATATGAAACAAGAGATTACTGAACACTTACAAAGAGCAGTAGTTGATGGTTCATTTGCAATGGGAAGTGCTTTTGGTGCTTTAGCTGATAGCACAAAGGATTTTGGACAAGCTATGTTAGAAGCCTTAACTTCTACTTTATCCGCATTGATAAGGCAAATCTATATGACTTATGCTTTGGAGACTATGAAGACAGGTGCAGACCCACTGACTAAGATTGCCTTATTAGGCGTTGGAGCTGGCGCTATTAGCGGCTTCTTAAATTCAATTCCAAAACTCGCCCAAGGAGGAATCGCTGTCGGGCCACAATTAGCGATGGTCGGGGACAATCGTTCCGGACGAGAGGCTATTATCCCGCTTGAGAAGCTACCAGGATTAATGCAGAAAATGGGAGGAGGCAATGGCGGTCGTTTGTATGGTACAATTCAAGGATACGATTTAGTTTTGTCAAACGAGAGGAACAACCGCCTCATGCAAAGAGCATCACGATAATGGCTATACAACAACGATTTGAAAGCACTATACAAAGTGGAAGTGGTGACGCTTATAGACTTAAACTTTATGATCTAGATCACAGCACTTCGGGAGGTGTAGAGTTGGCAACATGGGGCTGGACGATCTCATCATCAGGCGTTCAAAACATTGAGACTATCTATGACTCCGTTGTAATAAATTGGGATGGTCAAACTGACAAGATTCACCAAGGCATCATTGGCAGCACTTTAAATGTAACATTCTTGGCGCGAGATGCTAAAGGATATGGCATACTAACTGCCTTAAAGCACAGTACTGAATTTAAGATTGGTATTATCGTTGAGCGATTGAACTACGATAGTGGCGGTGCTGCATATGAGGTCTATTGGAGAGGCGTAGCTATGCCAGAGGCAGTAGAGGTTGCTTACAGCGATATGCCAATGACTATTGATTTAGTCTTTTCTGATGGTTTAAGCATACTACGTGACTTTCAATACGTAGATACCGACTTCAGCTTCTTTGAGGGTTGGGAAACTTGTCGCAGCCAGATCGGCAAATGCTTTAGACACCTTCCTCATTTAGCCTTGTGGGATAACAACGATCCTTTCTTTTACGAGGCTTGTGATATGTTTCATGATAATCACGCCACTTACAATGCAAGTAATGAGATCACATCAATCTCATCTATCACAAACAATGTAGGGGCAAGACAAGAGATATGGTACGAGGGTCGTCGTGTCAATCCACCTTTGTTTAGAGAGACCTTAGTTCGTACCGAAGGCATGAATTGTTATGAGGTTATTGAGCATTGGATGATAACATTAGGAATGCGTATGTCTCATTCTAATGGTGCTTTTTTAGCGATAAGTCCATTTCTAAAAACAACAGATCGTAATAGTCGACTTTATAGGTCAACTAAACAATCTATGGTTGATGCTTCATATGACGATTCTGAATCTGTATCTGACTTTGACAACACTGATTTATTACCGGACACTACTGACTTGGAAGTAGAAAAAATATTAGCAGGCAGCACACAGTCTTTTTTGCAGCCAGCTCGTGGTATTTATTACACTCATTTACAAGGTGGCAGTTCAAGATTATTTCCTGTAGTAAATTGGGTAGCTGTTCACGGTCAATTTCCACAGACAGACATTAGCGCTAATATTTTAGGTCAAATATTTGACATCTCTGAAAACTACACGGTTTCTTTTCCAATTGACAATCCAACAGCAACTATTCCCACGGCAAGAGATGTGAGATTAGTAGGTAAATTGCAACACTTTTTCAACATTAATGACTTAGCGTCAGGCGATCAAAACGCAGCTATTGGGATGCAGTTTGAGGTCAAAATGAAGATTAAAGTAGGTCAATATTATTTAAAGCAAAGCGTAGGTTTAGTGTCAGGGTCGGATCTGGGCAATGATTTAGGTTTTGGTGAGATTGTAAAATCAGGTAGCAACATACAATTTTGGAGACCACTTGTTATAACGTCAGACGTAGAATGGACAACGAATAGTGCTGATCGTTTTAGTTTCCCTGCTTTTTTAGTGCCAGGAGACGGGCAAGTGCCATCAGTTGATTTATTACAATATGACGCAGGCAATGGCAATATTATAGAATATGCGTGCGGGTTTGGCACAAGAAGACACCCTAATAATCCAAATAAAATGAAGTATGATAATGCTTCACGTGATCTTTGGATGTCAGCCTACGAAGTAGAATTAGACACCATTCTGCCTCCACTGCCAACTACAACTTTAGAAGAGACTGGCGTAGAGATAACTTGCGAACTAAAGGCATACAAAAACGACAGCACTACAAGCACTTCGGGCAGTATTTTATATCCTACAAATCCATACCGACCGGATGGTGCAAGAATTCTTGGATTCAATATGTACATTGGCGATGGAACTGACGAGGATGATGCTTTCTACTATGCACAAAGTAGTAATGCAAATGGATCAGAGATGATTTTAGGAGGGGAGACTTTAGTTGCAAGTCGCGTTGTAGAGGACTACGGAACAGAGGGTGTCATTGTCTCTACAGGAACTGATGGATTTAGCCACGAGTGGTATAGTGAAAATGGGTTTGTGTTTGGGGAGAAAAAGCGAAACCTTGAAGTTTTAGCTGATGAACACATCAGACAACGTAGTACTACACGCGATTTATTCAATCTTACCTTTTTAGCGCGTACTGCTGAACATCCTTGGTTTGGCCCTCATCAGCGATATAAATGGCTGCACGAGGGTATATCGCATACAATTGTACCGCTTTCCATGCGCCACCAACTGACAGAAAACATATTGACTATAGTGGGTTATGAAAGTCAACGAGATGCAGGAACTATTGTTGAGCATAATGATGCGAGCAAAAAAGATAATGGAGCAAACAGCGTTGGTGGAGGAGGGGGCATAACGGGTCATGCACCAATTCATACTCCACGCACAACTTTTGGAACATCTGATCCAGGCATTACTGCTGAACAAGCGACTAAATTAGGATTCATTGACGTGACAAGCAGTGTTGACCTCAACAACATCTCTTCGGGCGGTGATAGTTCTCTCTTTGGTGATCTTTTCCCCATCTTTATTAGCAAGAAATAATGGCTACAGCATACAAAATAGCGCAATTCACGGTTACTCAATCTAACACCTCGCAAGAGGCGTTTGCAGCAAGCGCGAGCAACACAGTTGTGTCAAGCATTATCTGCAATGATGCAGCTGGCGCAACCATCACTTTAAGTGTCAGGAAAGGCACAACGACTATGCAGATAGTCAACGAAACGTTGGCATCAAACGCAAGCACTGATTTATTGGTTTCGCCTATTGCTTTAGAGGCAACAGACAAACTCATAGTCACCTCAAGCCGTTCAAGTGGATCAAACTTCGTGATCAGCTATGTCGAGGACACAAATAGTGTCAGCGGACAGGCTATAGG